TTGGCGGCTTGAAATTCTTCGTAATCCGCATAATCTTCCTGCTTTGGTTTTGGCAGGGATTTAGCGGCCTATTTGTGCTGTTCTAGCTTGGCCTCAAGATCACGCCTTGCAGCTTCGGTGGTGCGCAGTTCTTCCTGCATCCGTTCCTTAGCTTCGCGGCGGCGTTCGCTCCGAGATTTGGCTTTTTCCTCAGATTCGACATCTGGCTTTTCGCCGTCTGCGTCATCATCGGCGGCAACCTCAACGGGTTCGCCTTCTGTGCTATCCGCCGCTTCCGGCGCTTCGACCTGCTCGGCCTCAGTTTGCACGATTTCTTCGACCGCCACAGGGGCAGCTTCAAGATTATCGGTCATTTATGGTTTTCCTTAGAGTGGGCCGAAGCCCTGTTGCCCCGCGCCTCGTAGCGCGAGCATGACTTGCTGTTGCACAATCTGCGCAATCGCGTCATTCAATTCGCCGGACATAATCGCTGTCTCGACTTGTGTTTTCTGCGCCTCTGCGCCTGCCTTAGCCGCGTCGGCTTCATCTTCATACGCCTTGGCTGTTTTACTGCGTATCTCGGCGCTAATCATGGCCTGCTGTATCTGCTTCTGCTCTTGTTCGCCCGCCTGCGCCTGCTGCTGCTGTTGCCGCATGGCCTGCTGCTCTTCGGGCGGCAAATCTTCGGGCGATATCATGCCGGGTGGCAATATCTTCTTGAGGCGCTCGGCCAGCTTGTCAGCGTCCGGCCAATCCATAGACTTGGCAATCAGATCACCCGCCACTTGGCCCGCCGCAGGAAATGCCTGAACAAACTGCATCATACTTTCGGCAGTCTCTTGACGGCGCGTGGTGTAATTAGGGCCAACAGATACGCGAACAGTATGCTTGCCGCTTGATAAGTTATTGACCGGCGTTGCCTGTGGCATCCCGTCCGGCCCAATAGTCACTTCCTGACCATTCACCCGCACCATTTTCTGATCGTCATCGTCGCCCACAATGAGCATCATACGATCAGTATCGTAAACACGCGGAATCATATCAACCATGATGCGGCCTGCGTGTTCAATGGATTTGGCGAGGTTGTCCGTATAGATCGAGGTTGAGATATCGCTTTCAAGCTGTCTCTGGCGGATAGCAATGCCAGATTGTTCATTTGATCGACCACCAAGGGCAGCGTCATAGATGCCAGTGGTTGCCTTCATATCGTCTTCGGCGCGCATCATGCCCGTCTGCATGGCGTTAGACGAAACAGGCGGCGGGATGCGCTGTGGTGGCGGTGCCTTCTCATCTGGCGTGTATGGCAGATAAGCCTTGTTGCCATCGTTTGCGGCCGCCCAAATCGCTTCCATGCCCGCGACCTGCTTGATCGTGACAAGATACGGCGCTTTAGGCTGCAATGCGACAACTTCGGCGTCAGCACTGGCGTAATAATTGTAAAGCTGCTGTGGGTCTTTGGCGAACCTGATTACCGATGTGCGAACAATCCGGTCCCCAACGTGGATTTCTTCACCGACAACGGCAACAACTGGAATGTGCATAGAAGGCACGTCCTTTGGCCCCTCTAATACATCCTGTCCACTAAGCTTGGCCCATTTGACCGTATGCGTGTTTACAGTCCTGACTTTGACAACATTATGTGCAGCCGTTGGGTTTTCGATGGTAGTGCCGTCAGCCATTAGACCGAGCTTAATCTTGCGCGGCTCTTTCCAGTAATATTCCGCGACAATAACATCACCAGATTCAGACCAATTTTCGAGGCCATCCGTATTGCCATCATGCTCTGCGTCAACGCCGTCTTTACCAGGATAAGCCTTCTTGAAATCATCCGCGCTCATTTTGTCCGTGATAAAGCAATAGCCAGCATCGGAACGGGTCGGCGAGCGGGCGTCCGGGTCCCAATAAACCGCAAACGGATTGTGAATTCGCTCTACCTTGATTTCCTGATTGAATGATGTGTCATTTTCATAATCAGTCAGAATGCGAAAGTTTCCGATTCCGCACTGCGCTGCACTTTCCGCCGCGCCCTCATAAACTGACGAAGCGTCGCTGATGTACTCAACATTTCGGATAATGCCTTCGTTCAGTTCTGACGTTTGCTCGTTTGCCTCTTGATCAGCGGCCAGAACCTTAACCGATGGGTTCAGCTTGCGAATGTCGCCCGTGACCTGCCGCACAAATCGTGGCATCCGGTTCATTGTAAGGCATGGACGGCCTGCGGTTTCGCGCGCTTCCTTTTCAGTCGGTGGCCATTGCAGGCCCGCAGCGAACTCAAGATCATTTAACCCGTCTTCGCGGTTCTTTAGATCAGCGGTCACGGATTCCGACATGCGGATTCTGGCCGTCTTGATGATATCTTCGTTGTTCATCTGCCCATCCATCCGCCACCACTGTAGCTGTTCATGTATTTTGACGCATCCGGCACAACCTCGGTCATGTCGGGGAATAATTCAGTGAACGCCCAAACAACCGCGTCAAGTTCATCCGGCGAATTGTCGCCCTGATAGCCTTCTGTCGTCATTTGCGTCATTTGGTTCTCAATTGCGGGGAACTGGCCAACGTGGCGGATTCTGCCTTGCTCGTACAAAGCCGCGATAGGCTCTGCTCTGACGTGCTTGCCCTTGGTTGCTCGCACTTCGATAATGTTTAAGTTTGGCGCGATACTGCGCAGCGTGTGAGCTACCATATCGCCGCCTTGGTTCACTTCGACCACAACGCCGTCTGCGTCGTATTGCTTCGCAAGAGTTATTGCCGCCCGCGCCCAATCCAATGGAGAGCCGGATAGGGAAGCGTCCTCTAGTAAGTATCCTGTCTGATCTGGCCCCATGCCAGCAACGATAAGCCCGTGCTTGTCGCTATTCTCTGTGTTCGTCACCGCAGGGTCGATACTGACCACCGTGCGGCCTATTTCGGGGGACTCAGATACGCGGTAAGTATCTAGCGTTGCCTGCGCCCACAATGCGCCGGGAAGATCACCGAGGATTTCAGCGTTCAATTCCTGACGGCCAAGGCGTGTGCCTTCGTACCGCGCAACGATCTTTTCCAAGAAGCGTGGCGCTAGGTTTGACTTGTTGTCCTGTGTTCGGCCCCGCGTGACGTGGACCTTACCCTCCTGCCCGCTTACGATTGCCTTGATCAGCTCAGTAGCGCGCGGCGTGGTCGTGACAAGCTGCCTCGGATCGTCGCCCGCCCTCATACAGAATTGCAGCATGTCCCAAGTTTCACGGGCGTATCTGTATTTCGCCAGCTCATCGACCCAAGCGGCTTCGAACTCTGGACCGCGTAGCTGTTGCGGTTCTGTTCCGTTGTATCCCAGCGCCGTTGCACCGTTCGGCCATGTGACACGAACCGGCTTATACCTGACCTTTGGCCCTTCGCCCGGTGGATAGATTGCCAATAGCCGCGCAACCATAACCTCTTCAAGGTCTTTCTGTGTCTCGGCAACAAGCGCGATTGACTTAACGCCAGCCTCTACCTGCTCCTTTACCCAGCGCGCGCCCGTCTCTGTCTTACCCCACCCGCGACCAGCAAGAGCCAACCACACGTCCCAATCGCCATCCGGTGCGATCTGATCCTTTCTCGCAAGGAATCCGCGCCAATTGTAAAGTAGGGCCTGCGCCTCCGCATCGGTAAGCTCCGATAGCGCGGCCTGACGCTCATTCGCCGTCAGATTGGCCAGTTGTTCCGCTACGCTCTGCAAGGGCTTCGATGAATGCTGAGAGTTTGGTTGCACCTGCGCCAACTTCCTCTGTTTTGATTGGGTTTTCCGGGTCACCCGATACAGTAACGGCCTGCAAGTCTGGCAACACCTTTTTCATTAACGCAATGCCTGCGGTCACTTGGGTGCTAGACATTTCTCGCTCTCCATCAACGTGTTCTAGCAAAGCGTTGAGTATGTTGCTGTTTTGGATTTTAACCCGGTGTGCGTCTGACATAACGAAGCCAGGTTTTCTACCTCTTGCTGCCATAGCAATTTCACGCCGTCATGGGCGCGTCCTCTTGCTGTTTGTTGTCTGTAATAAAAAAGCGCCATACGGTTTCCCATAGGCGCAATTCTTCAACAACCCTTAAGCCATAAAAAGAAAGTCACGTCAAGAACGGGTTCCTGACAATATTCGGGTTTGCAAATTCGCGGTGCATCACGATTGCGGCGCAGTCATAAGCAATGGCCGCGCTCTCTTCGCTGTCAAACCGGCCCAAGTACGTTACACCTCCGTTGTGCTTGATCTGCGCCTGCCATTTTTTATCGACCTTCGTCACACCCAAATACTTTGAGGACGTGCCATCTACGCTGGTCCTGTTGCGGTTATTCTCGGCAACGGTAGCCAGCCTTAAATTGTCCAGCTTGTTGTTGCTGTGATCACTATCAATATGATCGACGATGTTATCGGGCCATTCGCCATAATGCAGCGCCCACGCCACCCTTGCAGGCTCAAGCACCATTCCGGCAACGCTGATGACTATTCCTTTGCCGCGTCGGTCTAGGGTTTCTGCGTCACGGCCTGCCCTGCTGCGATTGTGGTCTACCGCCTGCATCGCAGGCGACGTATAGCCGCCCGGAAAGTCCGAGGCTTCAAGTGAACGCCAGACTATCCGGCCCGTTTTCGGGAAATACTCCAGCCTCTTGCGAATGTACTCTATTTTCGGTAGCAATTTTTTATTAGCCATGCTGGCCTCCTGTAAGGTCGGTTAGGTTAGGGCCGATTTGGTGGTGAGACACCTTATCGGCCTGTTTTTATATCAAGACTGCGGACATAATGCAATTGGAAGCAGCTATTTTAGAATGATCGTCAACACTCTCCCACAGCGTTAAGCGCGGCCTTGATTGCCCGCATACTGATCGGCCTGTCTGTTGGCCCCCTGTCGCACTCAAGGATCAGGCAAGCCGTGTTTATGCGCCCTATCCTGTCCTCAAGCTTGCGATAGGCCGCTATGACCTCTGGATTGCCATCGCCCCCGTCATATCCGGTTTGGTTGTCGGCGAGGCAAGACCCGTATCCCTTTGTCCCTAGTTCGCTTAGATAAGCTGCGCGCAGTTCTTGGAATAGCCGCGCTGCCTGCTCCTGTGACGTGTTGATCTGCTTTGTCTGGTATAGGACGCCGATCATATCGCTTGCCAGATCCACCATGGGCTGCATGTGCTTCCCTACCCCCTGCGGTGTTGCCCATGTGCCTTGGGCTAAGCGTTCCGGCGTTGGTCGCGCGGTTCTGCTTTCCCTTGGCACTGGCATTACGGCAATGTCTGTCTCGATAGGCTCTGCCTTGAACTGCCTCTTTGCCTTCATGCGCTGCCTCTTGCTTGCCATCTGCCTTCCCCTATCGGTTACTTGTCTTCGATGTATCCGGCCCAGACTGCCATGAACCACACTCGCAATCTTGTGCGTATTCTTTGGCAAGGTCATAGTAATCGTCTCTATCAGGATGCCTTGCCTTCTGCCATGCAGTGAAATCCTCAAATGCCTTAGTCTGGACATCCCCCATCACTTCACCCCCATGGCCTTCTGTTCGTCCTCTGGTACCCGGCCCAACTCGATTATAGACGAACTATCAACGCAAGCTATGAAGCTGCCCTTATGGCCAATAATCGGAAAGCCTCCAGCCACTTCACACCTTTGCTCAAGCCTATCCAATTGCTTTATATGGTTCCACATCAAAAAAGGTATACCGACAGCCATAGCTGTAGCCAAAATGGCGAAAACAACACGGCCGGTGCATTCATCAGGCCCATTCATGTTTCTACCACCTCTGGCACCCGGCCCCATTTGTAGGTGTGGCCCGTCTTTTCGAGGCGTTGCGTCTTACCCTGTGCTGCAAGTGCTGAGACAGCCGATGAAACGCTGTTGACCTTCTTGCCGATCTTGGCCGCGATTTGCCGCGAAGTCATGGGCTCGGTTAGCGCGTCGTATACCATTTCGTTCAGACCGACATTATGGCAGATTATCAGCGAAGATGGTAGCTTCGACTTGTTCGGCCCGGCGCGCTCGAATGCCAGCATTTGCGCGGCCAGGGTGTTTTCATCCTCGGGCGGTGCCTTTGATGCTGCGGGCTCAACATGCGCGGCCCGGGTTGCGGCCCACTTCATGCGCTTCTCTGTTCTGTGTGTTATGCAAGTCATTTTTCTGCCTTCTTTTGATTGTCGCGCTTCACTACGTCCCACCCCGCGCAATCAAGGTGATAAATCACCGACTTGAAAGACTTCTCAGTAGGACAAACGGGAGACTTGCAGTGGTGCATCGCCTGATTGTGTCCAGATTTTACTGCTGAATTGATTCGATCAATCTTTTCGTCGAGCGTTTCACTCATTCCTGCCTCCTTACGGCCTTGTGAAGATCATCCACCGGCCCCTCATTGTCACAACTCGCCAGCCGTTTCTTCGGCAGACCCGCAAGACTTCGCTGAAATCGCCGGTTGTGGCGGTGCGCTTCCAGCGTATGTGGATTGTTAGCCCGCCCATTGATCAAGCATAAGCCTTCGCCCTCTCTGCGGCCAACTCTACAGCCTTTGCTGCGTATCCCTCTGCAATCAGTTGCGCAGCCGTGGCACCGTTGCGAAGCTCACGAAAGCAAACTGTGATCTGGTATTCCTGCGCGCGGGTCATTTACCCCACCCATCCATGATGGTAATCGGGAATAGCTTTATTGGGTTTGCCACGATACGGAACTTTAGCCCGTTTGCTGCCCTACCGCGCCAAACGCCCTTATCCTTTCCCCGCCACTCGACAAACTCCAATATATCATGCCTGTTGTTCTTGATGGCCCAAAGACACCCACGTATTAAAACGCTGGGGCAAACGCCAGGGACGCGCTCCATTGCTCTCTTTGTTGCGTGGATCATTGCCTTGCCAGCCTCTCCAAAATCTCCGCCTTGATAAACTCGCAAACCCCAATCGTTTGGAAAGTATAAGCGCTTCCGGCAATCGCCATATGCGGCGACCCATCCGCAAGCTCTGCGGCTATGGTAACGCCGACAAGATTGTCATTCTCAGCCATTACAAGCAATTCGCGCAAGCATCGCGCCACGACTTCGGATAGGACGCGGTTTTCTCCATCTTCACGCGCCTCAAAACCAACAATATTGTCGCTCATTCCCCCGCCCTCTTGTTGGATGCCTCGATAGCATGATGAACCGTTGAGTGGTCCCGATTAAAGGCGCGGCCGATTGCGGACAATGACAACGTTTTATCACTCCGCTTGATCATCGCCATGCAATCCTGACGGGGCCATGCGATAGCACGTTCCCGCGTCTCTCCAAGGAAATCAGACAATCTGATCCGATGCACCGCCGCGTAATCAATCGCCATTTCGCGCGGCGTCCTCTTTGGTGGGTCTTTGAGGATTACTTGGCCCATGTTGTAAAGGGCAATGAGATAGTCGCACTGCATCTGCGCGGTTGTGACTGGCTCAATCATGCGAAATGCCTTGCGGGTTCGCTTGTTTTTCGGTTAGTTTCTGTTGTGACATGTGCGGCCCTCCAACGGCTGTTTGTGTCAGGTGGACGGGGCAACTCCTGCCTCGCCTCGTCCACCACATCTTATCCCAAGTGCTGCATTTAGCAACTAGAAAATGATGGTTATTCTGCGTTCGCGTGTACTTTGTGGTGACACTTCGAGCACAGCCACACCACGTCAAGAGGCTTAGAATAATCATCATGATGGCCATGTATTCTGACTCCAGACACACCACAATCTGAGCAAGCGCCCGGCTTTATAACCTTGCCGTCTCGCACCCTATTCCCAAGGATCACATGAGCGGCGCGCTTTTCCTGATTATTGGCTAACCACTTAGCCTGAGACTTCCTAACAGACGCGCTCCCGGCCTCTGTGGCTTGGTATCTTTTATGCCGCGCCTTAACTCTTGGGTCTTCCTGAAATCGCCTCGCGTCGTAATCCCTGTAGTATTCAATATTAGCTGCCCGGTTGTTACGAACGTCTTTTTTGTTGCATTCCTTGCACTTGTTTACGCGTCCGTCTTTCATACGAGAATGTTTGTAGAAATCCGTGAGGGGCTTTTCAGCCCCGCACTTAAAACAACTCTTCATGTGTTTGCGTCCTATGTTTTGTTACCCGGACACCTTAACATGAATTAAAATGGGTATCAATCAAAAGGGATATCTTGGTCTAGATCACGGTTCGGCGGTGCGTCATAGTTCCCGCCCGATCCGCCGTCATACCCGCCGCCCTGGCTCTGGCCACCGCCCATTGGCGTGAAGTCGGACGCGTTAACCGTCAGATACGTCTTGCCGTTATGCTCACGGGTGCCGAGCTCGCCTGAGACACATAGCTTAGATCCCTTCTGCGCAAACTGCACCATAGCCTCGCCGCGCTTGCCCCACATCGAAACGTCGAAGAAATCAACCGTCTTCTCGCCGTTGGAAAACCCGTTTACAGCGATGGATACCCCAGTGACCTTGCTGCCGCTTTGCGTCGTGCGGGTTTCCGCGTCTTTTGTGCAGTTCCCTGCAATTACGATATTCTTCATTCCGTTTCTCCTGCTCTGTAACTACGCCAGCCTTTTGTGGCGTGTAGTTGAAATTCCCGACCATCCCTGATGAATGTCCGAATGATTTTACTGCCGTATGGCCCGGGCCGGAACAACTGCCCCCGCGCCGATTTGCCGTTGTCCACGTTTCTTGCTGATTTCAAACTGTCCGCCATTAGTTCGCCCGCCGTGGCTTGAACCCACCAAACGCCGCCGCCTTCACGGCCTCATACTGCCGATCCGCGTCCGCAAGAATATCCTTCCGAATATCCGCGTCAGTCACATCGTAGCTGTCATATCCTTCAAGCAGATCCACAAGCGCACCCTCGCCTTGTTCAGTGTTGTGGACCGCCACTGCGATAAGCTCAAGGTGATCAGGCAAAAGGCACTGCATCGCCTCAACCCGTTTTTGGATTTCGTTTTCCCAATCGTATTTCATTCCGTCTCTCCTGCTGTGGTTCTGTTTGCGCTGGCCACGTTGTAGCCCGCTTGTTTCACGTATTCGTCGATGCGCCGCTTTTGCTCAGATGTGGGAATGATCGGCACTTCCCGCTCGGCATCATCATGCTTGCGCTGCGCTGCGACTGATTGCGCCCGCGCTGATAGGATTGCGGCCCGTACATGGCCTTCATTCGGCATCTTGTTAGGATTGCTTAGAACGGCCTGAGCGCAAGCCCTGCGGACCTCTTGAAGCGGATAGTCCTGCAATGCGTCCATCCAGTCGATAAGCTGGCGTTCTTGAGCGTATGAGCCCCGGTCGCGATCCCATCCGAACCGGTCAAACTTCTTTGCCAACACTTCAAGCTCAAGAGACAGCGAAGCCTTATGCTTGGCTAACTCCTGCGAGCCTAAATGCTTGCTCAATGGCAGGGTCAACCCGGTCTTGCCGTCCGTTGCCCAACGCTGGCCGCTGATTTCCGTTCCCATTCTTAATTCTCCAATACCAATCAAGCTTGATTGTTTGCCATCCATGTTCCTGCGCCAAGTCAAGCGCCTCGTCGGCATCGCCGCCGCTTCCCGTTATGTCTCGCAATGTCTTTGCGATTCGGATAGCGGCCCGATCTGTTAGAGGCTTTTTCGTTGCCTTGCGCCATGCTATGAAGCCACGCACCGCGTCAATCGACGCATCATGCTCCAATATCTGCGATGGGGTCTCAAGCATCGGAATGGAACTCCAATTGACCCTGCCCAATGCCCCACGCCTCCTTGCGGCGCTTCATCAGATCCAAATACTTTTGATATGCCCTCGACTTATGCTGAGTATAACCAAGCCCCTTGCACCAGTAGTCATTACGCAAGAGCGTCTTGCAAATCCTGCGCCATGAAGGAGCGCGACGCGCTTGCTCCATATCGTAATCAGCCGCATCTGGTATGCCTTCATGGTATCCACGTTCTACGTGCCATTTTTGGAAAAGAAGTATCTTATTCTCATAGTGCGTCTGAGACGCTGGAGGCATAGACCTCAAAAGCAATTCAGCAAAGCTCTGCCATGTGTGACCGTCTGGCTTGGTTATCTTTTGGTATCCGTTAATATTCCCCCATTCCTGAACGTACAACGCGCCACCGTTTGCCCCATTAACCCTTGCAACAACCCGAGACCACGTTTTGGGTTCGATCAGATGGAACAACCAAAGGCCGCGGCGCTGATCGTCGCCGTATGGCTGACAAATACGCATATGGCCCAAAGGAACCCCTGCCTTCTTCATGTAATCATAAAGCGGGTTTGCTGGCTTGTCTCTATTCTTAGCGTGATAAGTCCATATGTCTGCCGTTTTCCAGTCATAGATTGGATAAACGTTAAACACACTGTCTGTAACCTTTGTTGTCCAGCGATGTCCATCTTTTGTAACCTTTTCAGACTGCACAATCGTTCTGAAGCGGTTTAGGCTTTCATCGGTGCGAATTCCAACCATACAAGCGCAAGACTTGCCCTCTGCGTACCACTCTCCGAACAGAGGAACAAATTCTTCAAACTCCATTCCATCGTGAAAAAATGGGAAGTGGCTGTGATCTGTGATCGCAAATTCCGGTGGCGTTCTAATCCAAGCCCCCTCTGCTTCTGGATCCCAGCACTTCCAAAATGGCTGATATACGCTAACGGCGTTTCGAAGGTGAAGGGGCAGGGCCACCCAATACACGTCGAAAACATCCTTGTACATTTCAAGGCACTCAAGCGCGTGATCTATTGTCATTTCGAACTGGCCCTCAAGATCCACAAGAAGCACTCCGACCCTCCGCCCAGCCTTGCGCGCAACATCAGCCAAGATGTGAAGCATGATTGTGCTGTCCTTCCCCGCAGAGAATGAGCAATAAACGCGCTCAAAGTTATCTAGCGTCCATTGCGTGCGCTGGTTAGCGGCGTCCAATACGTTTATTCCGATATAATCCTTAAGCGCCACTGAACAAATCCCCCTGATTTATAAATTCACGACGCCATTCATTGAGGTGACGTCTTGCATGTGAGTTTGCCATCTGCTGGGCTTCGAATGGCAGATCTGCCCATGCTGCCCGTGTACACTCCTCTGGAACAGAGGTTTCAATGCAAACCGCTGCCTGCCCTAGCCATGCGATAGGATTTACTGAAGGCGTTGTGAAATTTACCTTACAGCTATTTTCCCACTCGGCACAAACCCTTCCCATCGCTTCTGAAAACCGTCCAGTTTCCATCATAAACCGTCTTGCCTCGGATATTGCCGCGCGGCGGGCGGCACCTGAACGTCTGCGCCATAACCCGTTATTATATTCTTCTAGCTGCTCATAGTGGCAGTGATAACGATCAATCAAGGTTCTCGACATCATCGAACTCCTGCCCATCAACGTCTGCAATATCAACACCGCCAGCCTCCCAGGCTTCTGAAAATTCCCTGTCAGCAAACATCTCTGCCAACCCTGTAATCTGGCAAAGACGCAAAACCTCGTCTTCGTCCATTCCAAGCTCTTTACCAATTTTCTTGTCCGACCAGTTGCGGCGCTTAAGCTCAACAACGATATCTGACATCGCATCAACACTGTGTTTTCCTCTAGCCCTGTTGTGCCGAATGGTTGAAGCCATTCTATCGTTGCGCCCCTCGCGGTCATGCCGGATCTGCACAACAGGCAAGTACCCCTGAACGCGCTCGGTTATGTCCACGCACTCCTTGCCAACACGGTGACGGTGGAACCCGTCAACAACCTCAACGCGCCCGTTCTCAATGCTCCCAACTATTGGCTGGGTATATCCATCCGAAGCAATGGATAGTCTAAGGAGTTCCATTTCTGGAGGGGCTACGCTGTTCGGGTTGTAGTCATTAGCGCCAACGGTGTCGTTTTTAACCCACCGAACAAAGTCTACTGGCTCAGATGAAAAGGGGCTTGCCGAATGAAGGGCCTCCCTGATCTCATTCAGGTAATCGACCTTAACGTCTAGAGGCATTGCCTCCATATCGGATAGAATATCTCTTATTCTGTCTTGCAAACACATATCGCTCTCCTTGGCGTCTCCCTATGATGCGCGGCCAACTGGGGGAGTACCAGTTTTCGGAAGCTAACCTAGGCCGCGCTCTAATAGCTTATTGAGCCTTTTCCTACGCGTCCAATCAACTCTTTCTGTAACAATAATCTGCGTTAGACATAGTTCCGCTTTCCGCTATGGCCGGTACTATCCGTAGACAGTAACCGAAGCGGCCTAACCAGTCTGCTTTCAACGTCCCGTATCCCCAAGTATGCCTGTTTCACCAGAAGGCCGCTCTGTTCGGTCCCACATAATGCCGTGAGCGCATAGCACCGTATACTAGTCTTGGATCTGGAAAGCCCGCACAGACGCGAAGCAATCCGGCCCGGAAATCCGCTTTCATCGCCCCGAAGGTCGCATAGCGGCAAAGAGGCCCGTTCAGTATCCCATTGCTTCGAGCGCATAGGGCAAAGCTACATCCCTTTGCTTAGAAAGGGTCAAAACTAGGAGGGGTCTATCTTGCAATGCGCCCGCTTTAGCGGTATATTTGCTGTCGAAGCGCAGAAGACCCGTCCAAAGGTCTGTGCTTCCAAGGCGGCGCTGGTGTTGATTCACCTCGCCGCCGCTTTTATTTGTAGTTTATCATTCTCAGCATATCAACCGTGCATATTTGCACAGGTCTATGTGCATCAGTGCACAGCCACCCACAGCAACAGTTTAATCGCTGCGGGCTTTTTCTATAGGGTCACTTCCAGACCACCCTATCAGGATAAGCCGTGCCGACTATGGGAACCGCTTCGGATCTGATCTTGACGGCAAACGCAATCGCTTCGTCAACACTGCGCAGAATCGTGAAATCACCGCGCCACGTTTCGAGAAACTGCTCTTGCGGCCCGGTAAGCTTTCCCTTTGGCATCTTCACCTCGACCAGGTATGATCGACCACCATACCCTACGATAGCATCGCAAGGCGTGTCTAAAGGGCAGACCGTGAACCCGTGGTTTCGCAGCGCGTCGAATATCTCCGGCTCGTTTTGGTCTCTTTTGTTGCCATATTTAGCCAACGCCATTAGCCAAGCCTCCGAATGATTGCGTCTTGCCTGTTAGGGGGGTCATGGGGTCTCCTTTGAATTAGTGCGGGCCAGCCTGCGCCCGCTCGGCACCAGAGGCGTGTTTGCCTCTCGCAGGGGTGGCCAGCCCCCCGTCATGCGCCCGACGATGATTGCTCACCCCCTTCATTCGCTTGCCACCTTCGATTTGCGTCCATACATCAGCGCCGCCAGCTTGGCGTTCTTTAGCCGGTCCAGCTTTACCAGATACCCCGGCTTGCCCTTTAGCGCGTCGGCGCGGGCTTGCAGGCTGTCTATGCGCTCTTGTGGGTGATCAGTCATGTCATACCTAGGGCGCTTTTGTACATGTCCAGCCACGCCGCTTCTTCGTCAACATCATCCTTTGCGCGTGCCCGGATACCGATCACCATGCGCAAGGGCTTGGTCATGTAGCCTTGAGACTTCGCCTCGGCAAACACCTCTTTCTCAGCCGCCGCAAGGTCCGCCTTTTCGGCGCGCAGTCGCTCGATCCGCTCAACAAACGCCCGAAGCTGGTTTGCCTCTACACCTATAGGGGTAGTAGCGGTTTGAATTTTATTTGGATACACTTTAGGTTGTGTCATGGCGTTCATGGTGTTTCCTCATATATTTCTGCACATTTCTTGCAATACGTGTCCCCGTTCTTAGAAAAACGCCAGCCGATCATCTTGGCCTCCGCAGTCATTTCGCGGCGCGGTATAGCGCCCTTTGTGTGCGTTCCAGATGTCGTGCTAGAGCATCCATCGCAAACAAATTCACACCAGATATATGCACTCATTTCAAAGCATTCCTTTTGCGTTCAATAGCCCGCAGTTCATCCGGCCTGATCCCGCGCAATTTCGCTTGCGCCACATAGCCGTCCAGTTCCGCATGGCACCGGATCTTGCCGATATTGGCGACCCGCGTTTCGGTGTGGTGTTGTAAGGTCCGCTCACCCGCATCAGGGAGGGGTTCAGAAGGTGAGCGGATGGTACTGACGGTGTTCTGTTGCTGATCGTTGCTAGATTCATTATCTTTGGTTGCGGCATCCCAACCGGCAGAGAACGCCTGCGCATTCTGCATCTTCATTTGGTCAATCTCAGATTCCACCAAATCAGCACGAACATACTCGCGCTTTTCGTAGCCTTGGCCTGCCGTGGTGAATATCCTCTGGCCCGCTCCGCCCAAATCGTCATACATCTTTGTGTCTCTAATTCTCAATCGTTCCGGCCAATCATCCATTTACTCGGCCTCCCTGCGAAGTCGCTTTATACAGCGGTCCTTCATTCGCTTTGTAAGGATGCGATGCTGAGACCCAACGGCATTGCGCGCCATTTCGGAGAGGGCCAATTCTTCCCGCTCGCTTTCGGTCATCTTAGATCGCCATTCGGCGGGTGTGTTGCTTTCATTGCTCATGCTTGCACGTTACGCGATACCACATATAGCGTCAACCCCGTTGTGGTTTACCCCGCAAATTAACGTCAACTATTTTGTGGTTGACTAATGTTGCCGCATAAAATAGGTATTGGCTAACGAAATTGAAAACGAGGCAGGATCAATGGTAGATTACCCAAAGGCAGAAGCGGAAATCGAAGCTGCAATCAAGTTTATCCGCGAACTGCTGGACGGTTGCGAGAATAGCAACTCCGGCGCGCTTGCAGCCGCGTGGAAGGTGCTCACGATATTGCAGCCCGCCGAGGTGTTGAAGCTGCGACTTCCATCTGTCGCTGCGTCAAAGAATAAACACATTCCGACTTATGGCGTGATTAACCACTTTCCCCACACCGATCACACCTGCGATCCTTGGGATATCACCGAGGCGTGGATTGAGGAATCCGGCGATGAAGACCAGACCGCCAAGCTCTACTTTGATCACAACCACGATTTTGGTCAGTACAATCCTGCAATCGTTGGCCTTGAGATCACTGAGGCAGGTGTTCCGGTTTGTTACGGCCCCGAAGGCGCGGTGCGCTTGCTCGGCATTGAAACAGCAAGCCGCCTTGAAGCGGTGTATTCAGAGAGGATGAACGGGTGACGCATTGCATTTCTTGCCGATATTACCGGGAACACACGCCCGTCGGTGCCGTCACTGATATTTATGGTGACGCGGCGAATGAAAGCGGGGGCGCGTGTCACAAAAACGCTCCAGAAACATATCGCACAGACCCAAGCGATGTACGCGCCGTCTGGCCGAATGTTGTTGGCTCTGACTATTGCGGCGAGTGGCACCCTGCTTTGACCGGAAAAACCCAACAGCACAGAAAGGCCACCACATGACAACCAGATCACACCCAAGCGCCGCCGTGCGAGCTCAAGACGCAGCCTATGGCACACACACCAAAGAACCGCTGCGGCCCGTCCAGATGACCATTGCGGCCCTGTGCGTAGTCGCCGGTCTCGGTGCTGGCCTGCCGTTCCTTGGTAAGGTCATATCAAACGCGGCCCACTTCAATGCAAACTATGAGGGAATAAACAGATGAACGCTTTAGAGAAGGCAACCCCGCAAGAAACGCTGCTTCCGGCTGATCCGATGATTAGCATGATCGAGCGCGTTGCTATGGACCCAAATTCCGACCTGACAAAGCTTGAGCGCATGATCGAGTTGAAGGAACGGCACGACGCCAGTAGCGCGCGAGCTGCGTTTGCATCCGCATTCGCGCAGGCTTCTGCCAGCTTTCCAGATATCCCAAAAAATGGGAAGGGGCATAACAACATGCCATATGCAACGCTAAAAGACATTATCAGCTACACGCGCCCGGTGCTGTCTGAAAGCGGATTGGCCCTTACGTTTGGCGTAGACACAAGCGGCGCGAATGTGATCGTAACCGCGAAGCTGATGCACAAGGCGGGCCATACGGAGACAACTAGCATTGACCTGCCAAAGGACGGCAGCGGAAGCAAAAATGCTGTGCAGTCGGTTGGATCGTCTCAGACATACGGCCAACGTTACACCGCACAAGCCATCCTTGGCCTATCGCTTGGGGAAGACACCGAAGATGATGGACGCGGCGCAGGCAATCCAGCCAAGCCCGCCGCACCGCGCGACCCGTGGACGCATACTATCTTGTCAGAGTTGCCAGACAACGCAACTGACCGCGATAAGGCTATGGCTGTTTCTCAGGCTCTTTGCGCTCAATTCAATCGCATGAAAGGCGAGCGGCAGATCAACAACGAATGGGACCGACGCGCGCATCTGATCGAAGGCGACAGAGGCTTAGAAGGTAAGCACCCTGACCTGCACGAAACGGTTTGCGATGCTTACGAAATCCGCCGCCAGCAGATCATGGGCGTCGACTAAGTGCCTAGCCGTGTGATCAAAACACCGGAAGACCTGCGGGGATGGGAAAGGGCTTTGCAGTCTCAACCGTTCCCGCTCACGGTGTCCTATGTCAGAGGGGCAAAGCGGACAAACCCGCAGAACAAGACGATCCATATGCATTATGCTCAGATAGCGGCAGAGCTCGGCGACACCACCGAAGTTGAGGTGCGGGCCGAATGCAAGCTGATCTTTGGCGTTCCAATCCTGCGCCGAGACGATCCCGCATTCAAAGCGGACTATGACGCCACGTTCAAGCCGCTGCCATACGAAACGAAGCGCAAGATGTTCGAGGTTCTGGACCCGGCGATAACGTCGAAGATGAACACAAAGCAGCTCGGGGAATACATGGACGCCATGATGCAACATTTTGCGGAAGCTGGCGTTCGGCTTATAGACCCGAGTTTGCAGAAATATGAAGGGAATGAATGATGACTGATATCGAAGTGAAGTTGCTACGAAAGTTTGCGTCTGAGACAAATGATGGCGTTTTGAGAGGCCCAGCGTTTCGCGCTGCGGATAAGATCGAAGCCCAAGCGGCCCGCATTGCAGATCTAGAGGCTGCACTTGCACAGGTGCTAACTGTTGCGGATGAACTAGGGCACCACTGCGTCGGCTGCGGCCATTTATGCGGAAACCCTGAAAGAGATTTGAAAATAATCAAAATGGCTGGAGGAGTTTCGTGCTGCCCAGAAAGAGAAATTGAGCCTCTTTCTGAAACGTTAAAAGCGGCAATATCAACTTTAGCAAAGGGAACAACATGACTGATGAAACGATAGAGCGGGTGGCAAAGGCTATTGCATCCTCCCATTTTTCACCAGCGGTCATTTTGGAGGATGGGTGGTTTGAATCTCTATCAAACGTGGTCCGAAATACAGCAATAAACCAAGCCCGCGCAGCCCTATCCGCTATACCGCAGCAAGAGGTGAGCGTGAAGGATGCGGCGAAGGTATTGCTGGCGGCTTGCCCAAATCCGATATTTGACAATCTGAAATATCACTTGCTTGGCGAGTTCAAGGAAACAATTACCGAAATCGACGAAGACGGGGAGGAGCAACACAGGGACGTGACAATCGAGTGGAACACAACAAAGGATATCATCAGCGCGGCCCTATCCGCCCTATCAAACGCAGAGGGGGATACGTGATGCGCGGCCCACTCGGACAAAAGCAACCGAAGCCAGAAAAGAAGCAACGAAAGCGAATGCGGCAGATATCAAAGAAGCTCGCCGATTATCGCAAGTCAGACGCGGGGCAGGCGGATCTAGCCCACATGGGAAAGGTTCGCCGGTTGCCGTGCTGCATCTGCGTCAAGTTCGGAATGGTGCAGACCAGTAAGACCGAAGCCCACCACTGCAAAAGCGGCCGGTTTTCTTCGGCGCGCGAAGACGACACAAACACGATCCCGCTTTGCATGTGCCACCACCAGGGGCTCCGGTTTGACCGGGACAAAAGCAAGATCGCGTACCACCAAGGACAAGAAACATGGGAAGCCGCATATGGCCCTGATTTCGATTACCTTGAAGACACAAATTCAATGATAAATATGTTGGGAGGGGATTACTAATGGCTGATTTCAAAACATTCGACGGCATGGCGTCAACGCTCAGAGCGGGCGCGGCGGCAGGAATGCGGTCACAGATCACGCTTGAACCGGATAGCGCGATTGATCTTGCCGAGATATTGGAGACATACGGTAAAGCGTTGGAGCTTGAAATCGAGAGCGGCCCTGATTTCAAGCTGTGCGACTGGCCAAAGTGCGGATGCCCAGACGGGGCAATCAAGTCAGACTGCCCCGCTGTCGCTAAGTGGAGAGCGGACGGTTAGTCAGGCTCCTTGTCTGCCAGAGCCGCGTCCCAGCCCGCCGAAAAAGCCTGCGCATTTTGCATCTTCATATGATCAATTTTGTCGTCTACCAAATCAGCGCGAATATACTCACGGTTTTCGTAGCCTTGGCCCGCCTTCATGCCTTCGCGGTATCCATGACCAAACTCGTCATAATGCCACCCTGACCCATCCAACCAGCATGACAACCTGCCGAGAAAGCATGCGATTGCTTGCCTCATCACTCTTGATCCTTTTTAGTGACTGCAATTTTTATTTCGCGCAGCTTAGCGGCGACTGCAGGGACGATGTGGCCTAATCCCACCACCGTCTCGCCTCTCGTTGCGTGTTGAACGCCCAAAAGGTAGGCTGTCTGAATTGCCATGCGCGCGTCCTCTTCAAACGGGTTCTTCATATTGGCCAATTGGTGTTCTCCCTATCTTTTGTTGCAGGAACCGCGAAAATGTAACACGTCGGAACCCATGTGTTGCGAAAACTGCGTTCTGTAATCATTCGGACGGATCCTTTAATTCAATAGGAGCTACCATGAGCTTTATCCACTCATCTTGCATCTCATTATGCATACGCTCTTGACGCCTATGCTCAGACGCGCACTCATGGCAAAACTCCGGCGCGGAGACCCAAGGTGCTTTGCCGCTGTGTATTTGGCCCCATAGTATGAAAAAAACGGCTTCATTCCGAAGTCTCCTTGGTGCTACCGCCGCGCGGCCCTAGATTGTCATTGATGTTGTGTCGCTTTACCCACGTGTGACCAGCCGCGTGAAGTACGGCCCTAGCCGCCCACCATGTGTATTGATTAGTGAAACTGGACATAAGGCACCTCGCTTGTAGCTCCGGCGCAATTTACACGGAACATTGATATCGCTCCGCGTTTCAGATGGACAACATCACCGCGCCGCGCCACCTTGAATGCCCGCCTGATCGCGTCAGCACCGCCAATAAAAACAAAATCAACATCAACGCCGATGCTATCAACCTCAACATCAACCGCATATTGCTTACACGGAAGCGGCGGTCCATGCATTGGTGGGAGACGTGGCCCCATGTCGGTATAACATTTCGGTGCTGATCGCACAGGGCGCGGGAGGGGCGGCGTTGGGCGTTTAACGTTGGCAAGCCGCGTCACGCGCGCCTTACGTTGCTTTATTGGGCTGGCGATATTCCACAGTGGCTTTTCTCTATATATCGCCAGAGATTCCGCACGGACAGCGTCGTCATGAGTGCTGAACCATTCCAGCTCTATATGCCGAACCAAGTCCATCTGCTTATCGCAAAAATGCCCGCTCAATCTTTGGAACGGGTTTTTAGACCGTCCCACGTACAGGAGCGTGTCGTCAGCGGCGTAGAAACGGTAAATACTATGCATCCCTCTTGACCCTCTCCAGCGCAGCAAGCCGAATGTAAGATGAAATCGTAAGCCCCATAGCAGCAGCCGCTTGCTCTAAGGCTTTGTGCTGATCTTCTGTCAGCGATATTGGCACACGTTTATTTTTCATACTAGCGTCATACAGGCCACCAAGTATAACGTCAAGATGGTGACTAAATGGCGCTAAAATTAAAATTGGCGTTGACTGTGGAGATTGCATAGCCTAAGTGTAGATCAACGAAATTAGCAGATAGGACGCCAGCCAATGAGCATTACAGCAAAACAGATGCGCGATGAATTGAACAAAGTCGTTGATGCGGGGCGAGGTGATATCCCAATCCACATCGGTGATTTTGAGGCAACGGGCGTCATGTGGATTAAAGACAACTCAACGCAGGAATTTGAAGCAGCAAAGGCCAATGGCTTTCTGATTGAATATTCCTAAGCAGCAAAGGACCGTCAGATGCAGGAACAAAACTTCGTCCTGATCACACGGCAAGGCAAAGTGCCTGTTCGGAAAAAGCCGATGGATACGACAACGCATTGGGTTTTGAAATTACTGGACGATTGCAGGCTTCGCACTGACGCGGATACCGAAATCCGCACCGTCTGCATCATAGACGAATATGGCGAATTTGACGCCTACGCAGAGGCCGATTTCCGCGCCCGATTTAAAGACCACTGAAAGGACCAACAAAATGAACTTCAAAACATCAACAGCATACGCCCTCGGGCTTGCATCGGTTTTCGCCGTTGCAACAACTGTCGCCTGTATGGCGCAAGAAATCATGATCGAGATGGTGCCGGGGTCTGGCGTCACGCCAAAGGCAGAGCGTTGCATTGGGTGGCACGGGGCAGGCGATGATGGTGAATGGCGGCTCGTGAACCCTGATGAACAACTGGTGGAACAGCACGGCACATGCGCTGCGCTCTTCGACCAACATTAAAGGACGCCTGATATGCGAGGATCGTATGAAGAACCCGACGAGGATTGCCCGTATTGCGGCGAAACATGCAGCGCCCCGTTTGTTGATATAGGCGTTGGAGTGCAGCAAGTCGGCCCCTACCAGTGCGAATGCGGTGCTATCGAAGCGGGGCCATACGACGATAAATTGTCGGACGCAGACAATAATACAGGATGGTATCCACCGGATGGGTGGGAACCATCAGAAGCAGATCAGGGGTTGATACCAATTCCCGCTGAATACAACGAAGCATAAAAGGACCAACACAATGAACTTCAAAACATCAACAGCATACGCCCTCGGGCTTGCATCGGCTTTCGCCGTCGCAACAACCGTCGCCTGTATGGCGCAAGAAATTATGATTGAAATGGTGCCGGGGTCTGGCGTCACGCCAAAGGCAGAGCGTTGCATTGGGTGGCATGGGGCAGGCGATGCCGCATCAACAGCGGCGGCAATCGCTTCCGGCGTTGGCGTTGAGGCAAACCCTGTCATCGGCGCGGCAGGCAACGCAGCGGCCCCCGCAGTGTCATTGCTTGTCAAGCTCGGTATTTGTCAGGTGATGAAATCCAACGGCGCAAGCTCACGCGATATCGCCACAGTGTCGAAATCGGCAGGCATGACGGGAATGGTTAACAACGCGCTAATCTTCGCAGGCGGTGGACCGTTCGCAATTGTTGGGGGAATGATCGCAGGAGCCGCGATTGTTGATCAGCGCATGAATGGTCGATCGACGGCACCGCAGTTTGATCGCATCGCCAAAGGTGGCCGGCCCTAAACACGCCATAACATCAAAGGGAGCGCGCGTTGGTGGGGTGTCGGTTGGTCGTAGCCTCCCAGACACCGAAGCGCCAAACTTCAACGCTGGCCTTTTCCGAGATAACAAATGAAACCCAAGAATGAGGAAGCCCAAATGAATTGGAAGCCGATAGAAGAGATAACCCCAGATCAAGGACGCGTTTTGTTCTGGGGTCACACCGCTCACGATACAAATGTGGATTTTTCAGGTTGGATTGCGCCAAATGGACGCTTCTACAGCGATGCTGATGGCCTAAGTTGTGAGCCTTTCTTCTGGTGTAAGGTCACACCGCCAAAGCAAGCTCAGTAAGCGCCGACCTACTTCGGAATCCCGCTGATAAAGATTGCGTCACTTGGACCACTCGCAATGTGATGATCCGTAATCATTCTGAACTTTGATTTTCTCAACGTCCGGCCTGTCCGTGGCAACCATAACGCGGGCCGTGGCGGGATCAAACACAAGCCGCCCTGTCACCACGTCGCAGAAATCGCCCGGTGTTGTACATGCGCTAAGGCTGGCTAATATCGCCAACAAGATCATCATCCGTTGCATCGCGCGCCTCCCCTTCAAATTCTCGGACCTCTTGGCAAGTGTCCAATTGTTTCGCTTTCAGTTGGCATTGATCCAACCGGTATGTTTGCAGCCCCAGCAACGCCAATAGTCCGACGATTACAGAGGCCGCGATTGTCATTAAGTAGGAATTCATTTCCAGTTTCTCCCAAGCCATAGGCCAAAGCCCACGCCAGCCACGCCCAAAATCTCAGGCATTGAATCGGCTGGCGTAAGCCATCCCGCGAGAAAACCGGCCCCAACGCCGACGATCCCGAAAAATATCGCGAGGTAAACAAAGCCCATTATTGGGCAAGCCATCCGATGCGGCGAACCATGAGCCAAAGCAGAACCACCACAACAACCATGATGCCGCCAATGGCGATGTATTGAGCAATCGGATCGAGGCCAGACACGCCTTTCAGAATTGCCGGTGATGCCGTCGCTGCGCCCGTGATACCTGCAACGATACCCTGAACCTGTGGATCCTTGAAGGGATTGGTCGCTGGCCGTTCTTCCTCTGTCGCAAATTCTGGTGTCGCCGCACGTTTTGGAAACGGCTTGCCCCAGCTTGCCGCAGAGCCTCGATCATCCACATGGACAAAGTTCTGGCGCGGGTAAGTCCCGATAGCCTGAAACCCAACCGACTTAGCAGTCTTGATATAGTGCGCCGGGTCGTGGTTATCCATCTTCACGTCGAAGGCAGTGCCTTTCATGTGCTGGCTGTTTTTAGCCCCGCCAACGGCTGCATTGTGTTCTGGGGATCGATACGCGCTGTTGACGATCATAGGCCGCCCTAACTCGTCCCTGAGCGCCTGTAGCTTATCCATGGCAGCAGGGACAATCATCAGACGCCCCGTGCCGCGACAAGCCATTTCCTGCGGGCTGAAATCAGGCCAGCGCCAATGCTCTGTCGGGTAATCTTTCCAATTGCTGTAAATCTTTGCCATCTGCTGTCTCCTACCTTTGGATTCTGTCTTTTAGAATGATGATATCTTCCCGAATGTCCCGAATTGTCGCCACAATCTCAATCTGATTTTTGACCGCCTCATGGTTGGACCGGCTCAAATCGTTGATCGCGTCTACAAATTCATTTGCGCCACACGTCAGGCTTGGCGGGTCGATTATCTTAGGCCCGTCCTCAGACCTTACCTGCCGCCATACTGAAAACCCAATCATGAAAAACGATAGCAAAACCAAAAGCCCTGCAAACCCGATCTTCTCGTAAGCAATACCGGCTGCGGTTATCGCATCAGGCACCCACTCCACTGAACCGCTCCCATATCAAGATCAAGGCTCGGGATATGCGGGGCAAGTGAGCGATGAAAATGGAAAAGTAAGCCACGCCAGCCGCGAAATATGAAAATACCCCAGTGCTAGCTACTTGCGTTGCGGCGATGGATGCAGAGAAATGCAGCATAAAAATGGAAATAGTCACGCAAGCACCGCCGCGCGCGAGTGGCGTCCAATACATGCCGTGCCCATTGATCTTGATTGCAATAGTGTAGATTAAGCCAAGAAACATGCAGGCGAGCCCAAGAACGGCATACGGCTCACCAATCCCCATATCCTGCACGTTTGCCCTTACTTGAGCGAATGCCGGGGCAGATATCGCGCCACCGTTACCCCACGCTAATATCCAAAGGCCAAAGCCCGTGAAATATGTTGAAGCGATGTAATCTATTTTTGTTATACTGACTGATCCGGTTTCTTCATATGCGAATGAGTTAGTCATTGTGGCCACCGTCATTTTTTGCGGTTGCAAATCCTTCGCTTGATGCAATCGACTGCGAGGGCAATCCAGAACGTCCCTTGAAATATGATGGCGCACCAGAGGGCTGTTTCAAGTATGCAGATAATGACTTGAATGATCGGCTGATAGTAGCCCATGCGCCTTGTCCTCCAATGGTGCAGATCGAGGCTAAAAGAGCCATATCCGCCCAAAACAGGGGGCTTTCCCACATATGGTTTGCACCGGCTGCGAAATCATACCCGCCTACTCTGCCGACAAGATAGCATAGGCCGGAAATTATCGCTAGGGTTGAACTTATCGCTATGGTTGAGTTTATGTGCGAGGATCTCAGGATCAATCCGCCAACCGTCACCCATACTGCGGCGTAGCAGAGCCAAATCATTTCGCCAATTGGAATGAATTTCAAAACCTGCCCCACTATTAAGGCAGTGCAGATTATTAGCAAAGCGTGACGGCGCGGCCCATCATTCAGAGCGGCAAAAACGCCCGCAAGGGTGAGCCACACCAGCCACCACATTACTTGCCGCCGCCCTTCGGCTGGATTACATCGCCGCCAAAATCAAACTGCGCCTTACGCCCGATAGCCATGGCGAGGTTGAGATAGCCGACACCCTCGCGGACCAACGCGGATTCTTGAAACTTGTTAGCTTCGCAAAGCTGGTCCGCAAGATGGCCATATCGCTTGATCATTCCGGCGATACGATCCGTATCTTTGTCTAGCATTGCTTGAATGTCGTCTGGTGTCATGGTGGTATCCTTTGTTTGATTATGGCCCGTGATATCACAAACCTTGGTGTCTGTTAAGCTTTCGCCTTCCGCCTATGTCAGCGCCCCTTTAGCAGTCATTAGCCAAGCCGAACCGTCATATTCAACGTCACACCATTCGCTTGTAGCTAAGTCAACCAAACCTCCGACACTCATAACGAATGCCCCTGTGGACGCCGCCGTTCTTGAAACGCGAAATTTCGCCCCTTCCCACGCGCTCGCCGTGTCTAAGGTTATGGTGCGATCATCGGTCAATGCCTGCGTGACGCGCTGCGTTGTGTCGCTAGTCCCCGCCGTGATTGTGTAATTCCCGTTGCCGCCAGTTGCGCTTACTGATCGGATTATATCGCTTGCGACCCATGTACCTGGAGATCCATCAGTGACGCACGTCCAGCCCACCGGGGCCCCAAGCCCTGTATTTACATTTGTTACCTTGTCACCGGCAACGAATGTACCGCTTGTGGGCGCGGCTGTGCCATACATTTCGCGCACCGCACTTGGCCGCGACGGTGCCGAAATATAAGACCTCAAGCCTGCGACCATTTGCGGGTTAAACACATGAAATAACCGCCCCGTGGTGGAGGCTGATATCTGGAATAGGAACTGAAAGTCATCAATATCCTGCAAGATTTCCACATAAGTCACCAACTCAGAAGACGGATAGGTGAGCGGAAAAGTCACATCGGCATAGGTGCCAGCCGCGCCAAAACTAGCCCCGCCTTGGTAGAAATTCAAGCTAACTGTGCCGCTTGTGCCGTAGTTTTCCTTGATATACCCCAACGAGACTGCATAGCGCCCCTTCAAAAGCTTGAATTTGCGAGAAAACAACCCCACTGTTCCAGATGCCGCTTGTCTTTCTAAACGCCAGTAATTTCCCTCCATCGCTTTGCCGCCGCTGTAGTTTGTCGCGCCAAACGAACTCCATCCAGGTATGAGAGTGCTAGACGTTATCGCTTGCGATGGATCAAAATCAAAAAGCGGATTTGGCAAGACATTAGCGCCAATCATTTCGACGGAATTATTCACGCCAATTGTACGCAATTGTGCGTCATGCTCGACTATTTCACCTGAAACCGCTTCCGCACCATCTGCTCGCCTGTCTCCAGACCAGTACGTACCAAATTGCGTGAACTGCCCCACCTCTACCGTGCCGGTTGCTGTAGACTCGTTCCGGCAACCGAACCACTTGGTCTGTGCCGCCGACGCCGTTGCATCATGCAAAATGGCGCTGTCGCTTTCAAACGCGGTCCCGAAAAAATTGATATCTGACGCCCCGGTGCCGCCGTTTCGGTATCCATGAACACAATCCCACGCTCGCCCACCAAAGAAATTATGAGTTTGCGACACCGAACCGCCTTCGATGTGGTACCCGTAATAAGCACGGGAGACATTAACATTAGTCAATGTAGAGTAGTGGCTTTCAATCGTTGATCCGCCACTAATCTTAATGCCAGACTCACCGCCATAAGTTGTGATGTTGTTGAGTCTCGGATAGTTGATACCGGTTAGATCAAGGCAAACTTGACCATTCTCTAATTTCTCAGATGTTGACGTGATCCGGATATTTTCATGCCTTGGCCCGGCATTGTCCTCTACGGTTGTATAAAGCCCCCCAGCACTTCCGATCAAAAGCTCCACGCCGCCGCCGCCTGAATTGGGCGTCGATGCGTTGCCGACGAACGCCACACGCTTGAAGTCAATTCTGGATGTGGCTATGGAGTAATTTCCATCCGGTATGAACAACTTCCCACGCGCGCCGTCGAAGCTACCTACCGCCGCAACAAAAGCTGTCGTATCATCTGTGGACCCGTCACCCACGGCACCAAAGGCTCTGACGTTAGCCCCGGATTGCTTGCTGTGGACATATAGCTTCACCCCGCTGGGGCTGGTGTAGTCTTGATCTGTTGCGCCCGTCGCGGCGACTTCATAGGCTATATTGTCCTCAACCGCCTCTAAATAAGTTCCTGTCGGGTAAACCTCTGAAACGGCTAAAACAGCTTCAATGTCGTCGAATGGAATTGGCCCCTCTGGTCGGTCAGCCATGCGCACATCATCGTTTTCGTACAGCACAACAGCACCGCTATCTGCCACCCTAATTTTATAGGTGCCGCTTTCAAGAAACGACTGCTCAAATTCGCCTGCCGCGTTAGCAACAAGGGGATGCGCCTGCGCTGTGGTTAGGCTGCTGTCGCTGTACGTCGTGACCGGCGTTGTCGTGCCTGCTTCGAAGATATAGAGCAGCGCCCCGCTAACAGCATCAGCGTTCGCGTCAAGGCCACGGATGAACGGGTTTAGGAGAGTAGCCATGCGGCCCCCTTTTCAGTTTGAGTTAAATTTACCCGCCAAGAAGGGCGATTGCTTTGGCGCGATGGCCGCTCATTTGATCATTAACCTTGTCGCGTACCGTTCCCGGCGCTCCGCCGTTGTTTGCATCGCTGGCATTGTATCTACCAACCTGCCCCGCGTTCACTGCTGAATAGGCATCCAGCAGTCCCATTCCGGGGCGGAACCCTGCGTCTTTGAAATATCGCACTACAGCCCCATCGCGCCCTAGCTGGCTTCCGACTGGGTTTTGCCAATCAACGCCGTATTGCTTCGCCTGCGGCTCTCCGAATTGGATAAGCCCGCGATGTTGCCCGTGCTGAGTTGTTGGCCCTGCTTTGGTCGGATCAAACGTGCCGGCCGTTTCGTAAGAGATAATTGTTGCCAAATCTACAGGGTCCATACCCAACTCTTGCGCGGTTTCGAGGATCCCGCCAGCCAAGCTGCCAGGGTCTGCATCGTATGATTGCTGAGAGGGTTGTGCTGCCAGCGCGTTAGACGCCGCCACCGTTGGCCCGCCATGCGCTGCTAGGGCGTTATTGCGGGCTTCCATTGTCGGCTGTGCCTGTCTTTGCCGCTGCATCTGAGCAAGAGCATTGAAAGGCTGCATGTAAGCGCCTGCCGTGTCGATTTGTGTTTGTCTCATGTGGCCTCACAAGGTTGCGAATTTAGCAGAAAAATGCCATTGTAGAAGTCTATTTTGGAGCATGAATTTGGACGCAATAGCATTCCCCGCCGCGATCGTATCAAGCTGGATAATCTTCTTTCTTGCCGTATGGGGGGCAAGGCTTTCCCGCCAAGAAACCATAACCGGGATAGAGCCAAAAGGTGCCACCTATTTCACCCTAACGCTTTGCGGCATCGGGCTTATGCTGCTGGCCTCTGAGGCGATATATTCCCCATTCATTGCAAGCATTAAATACGACCTCATTGGCGGTTTAATTGGATTTGGGATAGCATATTTCGCGCGCCGCCTTGCAATTGCTCTACAGCGGGGACCGCGCCTGTCGCAAGAGCCGCGCCGGTAGATGATGGGCGAACCAACTTAGGGACGCCAGCCACAAAGTCTTGTATAGCTTCAGCGCCGCGCATCGCCGACTTGTCAGCGGATCCCTTTGAAAGAGCGCCTACAGCCATAAGCGGCAACGAAGCGCCATTTGAGGCAACACCGCCGATTACGTGCAGTGCCATCATCAGTCCGTTACCAGATGGCGACAGCTTGCCAACGAGACGCTTCATATTTTCGCTTGTGCTTCCCCTGACAAATTCACGCATCATTTCAATCTCGCCGGATGAAAAGAACTTAGCCTTGCGCTCGTTGTTTATGATCGAGGTTACAGCCTGACGGTATTTATTCAGGATATTGCCACCGGATCCAGTAGCCGCTGTCTGGTCTGTTGCCTTTGTAAATGCGTCGTCAAGAAGTTGAGACTTGGCAAAACGAGAGTTAGCCGCGCGGGCCACATCCATCAGCTCACTTGTTGCGCCGCGCTTGTCAATAACGTGATCAATCGAAGCGATTGCGTCTAGAATCTGTGGCTGGTCTTTCGCCGTGGCATAACGCTTCCAGAGGTTCTTTCGAATGCCGTCTAGCTGCGTGATAGTTGTGGGCTTGCCCGCTCTGCGATCCAAAAGCGTCAAAGTTGCCTTTAGCGCGTTGTCTGTTTCTTCAACATAGTTCCCGTCGTCAAAGACGCCACGCACATGCGTTGCAAGCTGGCTCATTGTGTCACCGTCAAACACCTCGCCGGACTCATCGACTGCGCGGTATGCCGCATTCTTTGTTGCCTTTAGAGCGCCGATTGTTGGCCGCTTGGCTGACTTGATAAACATGCTGCGAACCCGTGACGGTACTGACGCCGCGAAATCTGTGACCTTTGGCGCAACCGCCCCCAATACGCCGCCTAGAATGGCTGTAGTTGCCGAGTTGCGCAGCCTGTCGTCACCCTCGCCTTCCATAAACCCATAGATGCCACCTGCTGTCGCGCCCGTGAGTGCGCCCGCCGCTGTTTTGCCCGCAATCGTGCTAAGTTTGGAAACAGCGCCCGCCGCGCCCGCGCCGGGAAGGAACGCCGGGGCTATTTCGGCCCCCATAGACATAAGCGGATGATCCGTTTCGAGTTGCTTCTCCTGATCGCGGTAAAAGTTCAGCCGCTCATCATACCCGCCGCCGCGTCCGATAAGCTGGTCAGCTTTTGCTGCCGCCTCATCGCCCACAAGGCCAAGCGTCATGCTTTCGCCCGCCTTATTCATCAAAGCAGCCGCAGTTGCGCCGCGCTCTTTGCTGGCGTCAATCTGGGACTGAATCATGGCGGTGTCTGGCTGTGGCATACCGGGGGAAGCGATTTGGTCAGCGGCGTTCGCCCGTGCAAGGCTTTCTGGTGACGCTACCAATGTGCCGGCCTTTGCAGACGCCACACGATCAAGCATTGCCTGCTTTTGATCCGAGCCACTGCCCAGCGCCTTGGCCATCTGCACAAGACGCTTTGCGCCTTCGGCATCGCCAGCACTATGGGCCTTTCGGGCCGCGTCCATGATCTGATTGTAATCTGCCATTATTCAACACCATATAAGCGCAAGAGGTCTTCATCTGAAAGCTGGCTTGCAGGCACGTCACCGCGTTGGACCGGGGCCGCAGGTTGCGGCGCGTCGCTTGGGCGTCTGAAGTCCATCAAGCTGCGTTGAGGGTCAAGATTGTAGTCTTCCGCCTTTTGCTCATACTGCGACTTGATGTTCATAAACCCGCGCTCGGCACCGTCATAAAGATTTCCAGCACGGCCCACAAAGTCATCACGTTGCGCGGGTGCAAGCCTCTGACCCGACGCCATCTTGCGAATAGCGCCCGCAACAGGCTGTGGAACGTTAATGCCAAGTTCTTCGCTTTGCTGAAGCCATGCCGTTGCCTGCGCCGCCGTTTCAAATTCGCTCTCACGAACAACCGAACCAGGATCAAGAACCTTCATGAAGTTGAAGATCAATGCCAGATCGCCAGCAGGGCTTGGGTCAGTCGCGGAATTGATAATCCGATCATAAGCCTGCGCTTGCTCAGAAAACGCCTTAACAGCCGGAATGCCCAAGAATTCCTTACGAAACTTCTGTTCTGTCTCGAAATCAACCTGCGGGACATTCAAATCAAGCAGGCCAGCTTTAGCATCCGCCGCGCGCTTACCCTCTGGTGACTGTGCATCCGGCCCCGCATTGAACTCCTTAACATCAACCAAGGCGTCGAATACCGACTTGTACTTACGCAGAACAGCCGGAGCCTGATCAAGTGACGCAATAGGCTGTTCACCCGCCGCTTCCAACACAGAATTGAACCCCGGAAGATTGCCTTGCTCGAAAAACTGAATAGCGGGCATCATGCCGCGCTCTATCTTGGCCGCTTCCTGTTGCCGCTCTGCGTCAGACATTTGCGCAGCGGCTTGCCTGATGTTCATTTGGAAAGTCTGTTCAGCCCGCGAATCAGCAACTTCCTGCCGTCCGCGCTGATAGGTGTCCTGTTCGCGCTGATATGCTCGGTCTTGCAACGCCATGCCCGCTTGCGGATCAAGCCCCATAATCTTCTGCTGAACAGCCGGGTCGTTAATGTTCTGCGTGGCAAAGATGTTGCGCAGGGCGTTCTGATCATTGGCTTGGCGAATATTCTGGCCTGCCTGCATCCCACCCGTCAAACCTGCAAGGAAGTTGCCGCCTGGGTTTGATTGAATTTGCTGCATTAGGACACTCCCGCGAATGGATTAAATGAAGGCGTGATGCCAAAGCCGGGGTTTTGCCCAAGATAACCGGATTGCGCCTGCCCGTATAGTCCCGACAGGCTGTTAATCCCGCCTGTTATGGCATTGCCAACACCTATTGAGCCTTGGGCCGCAGCATTGCCGGCCGCAAGCGAGTTCTGGCCATATGCGCTGCTGTAATTATTGCCCGCGCTGATTTGCGCTTGTGTGGCTGTCTGGCCAACACCTGAAAGGCCGCGCAGAGCGTTTAGCTTATCCTGCCCAACGCCGTAGCTTCTGTTGAATTGATCAGTCTCACGGTTTACGAAATTGCCGTATTCCTCAGACCCGATACCTTGGGCAAACCGCATGGCGTCTTTTGCCGCAGTGCCTGAGAACCGCATACCGCGCGCAGATGCCATCCGCTCAAGTGCCTTGTTGCCCTCATTCAGTCGAAACTGATAACCGGGCGATGCCTCGAAGGATTCCGTTGATAGATCAAGATTCGGATCCGGCAGATTGACGCCTTGATATTGCGTTCCACCTTGTTGCGGCAATCCGTCAAGATATGACTGCGCATCGGCACGTGTTCCGAATGTTTGACCGTTGACGCCGTAGCTTGTCACGCCTTGCCCTGACGTGCCAGCCGCCCTGCTTTCGCCAAGGTTCAAACCGTCGCCAGCATATACGCCGCCGCCCTGTGGCCCCGCATATGGATTATACGCTGATTCCGACGCGGCCCCTGGCGTGTAAGTTTCCTGAATCTGATATGGAGACGTTCCGCCGAATGTCGGAGCAGCGCCAAGCCCGCTTTCGAATGCCAGCGCGGCTAGGGCATTGTTGCCGATCTCGCGCGCGGGCTCTGTTAGCGCAACGTTTTGGTCATAAATGTAACGCTCAGTATCATTCGCGTTGTTCGCCGCTTCGGCCTGCGAATCCGCCGCTGATTTCGCCGCCATGCCCTGCGCAACGCCACCAGCCGCCGTAGCCAGACCAAGAATGCCAAGTGTTCCAAGTGCCATTTAAATCACCTTTCCGTGACTGATTTCGGAGGGCGCATACCCGCGCCGGGATAAAATACGATCAGCACCGTCTAGGCTGTGAATCGTTGTCATTCTAATTTCATTAGCCCCAGCGGATACAGCCCACTGCTCAAACCCGCGCAATAGATTCAACCCTTGCCGATCCTCACACCACCAGAACAATTCAACCGCAATTTTCCAGTTGTCCGCACAGTAGGCGAGCATAGTAGCCCCGCCGATCATGCCTTGACCAGAAACAAGCAAAACACCGTCAGGGCTTTCTATGAGGTGCTGAACGGTCTTAGATGTTGCTGCCTCTGAGTATGGTGCCTTCACCCCGCCCGCCTTGTGAAACTTTCGCCCCATTTCGACAATGCGCGGTATATCCTCAATGATGCCGGCGCGTATCACGTTTTGATGATCCAATTAAAGCCCATGGCGGGTGGCGTGATATTGACCGCATCGCCGCCGCCTGTGTCGTCCACCGTTACGCCCGTCTCCGCACTGTCCACCGTTACGCCTGTTGCAGCGTTATCTACACTAACGCCCGTTGTGGCGCTGCCTGTGTTGCCAGATGTTGCGCTTGTAGTGACAGCCCCAGTTGCGCTATCTGCTGCGCCGGATGGGGCGGCTGCTGTATGAGTGTGGCCGGGGTCTGTTACGCCGTGACTGTGTTCTGGGTCCGTTACTGCATGTTCGTGGCCGGGGTCAGTTACCGTGTGGCTGTGCGCAGGCATCTGCGACTCTGTCAACGTGATAGTTTCTGATCCCGCTGTCTGACCCAATGCCGCAATGCTACCCGCGCCAATGCGGAAACGGTTAGCTTGCTGGGGAAGCGCAAATGTTGTGCTAGTCCCGGTCCCGAAAGTGTCACCAACCACGGCATAGAGGTTTGCATATGTGCTTTTAGATACCTGCGACCCGTCGCAAATCAGATATCCATCCGGCGCAACGCTTCCGGCATAGTCCAGAACCACACCGGCTTCCGTTGCCTGTGACTGTACTCGAATGCGGAAACTATCCAGCCATCGCATAAACTGCGGTGTAATTTTAACCTTTTTGCCCTCAACAAAACCTATTTCCGTATCACCGCGCGGGGCAAAGCTGGGGATATTACGCGACGTCATATTTCACCCCGTACAAGTCACGCCCTACCCGGTCTGTAATCCTGATGCGAACCTGAAAGCGCCTGAAAGCGCCAAGCCCGTGCCATTCAACAACATGGCTAAAATCGCCAAGCCCGCCAAGATCACGCCACCGCTCTTGCGACCAATTGCGCCCATCTCTTGACGTTTCCAAGGCAATGCGCGGGGTCCGACCAATGCCACCAATGCCGCCCTCAACGTTCAAATGGATGCGAGAAACGCTAAAATGGTCTGACCTGTATTCCGGCGATGATACCGCCTCGGCAACAATGGTCTGCCCATCATCGTCATATGTGTTCTTGTCGATCGTGACAATCTTGCCCGTGTCTGTTCCAAAATACTGCGTTGAGCCAATCCGCCCGCCGCAAACGATAAACCAAGGCTGTTCCTCTGTCCCGCTTGTGCGTTCATGCCATAGGCTTGTCGTCATATCGAAAACAAGCGTTGGCGCATCAATCATGCGGATTGCGTAAAACTTATGCCCGCGCTCTTCAAACGTGATGGCAGAGTGAACCGTATTGGCCCGAAGCTTTTCTTCAATCTCACGTGTGCTAATGACCACCGGCGCGACACCAGTCGCCCGATACGACACCAGATCGTCACCAACGAAAAAGACGGCGTTGTCTTCTTTGGCAACCGTTGTTGCCTTGTGCAGCCCGCGTTCAACCATAGCGCCCGCATTTGGGGAGAATGGGAAATCTGCGTCACCGCTGTTGTAGAATACCTGAATTGTCTTTTCACCGAACACCCACAATTCACTGTGGTCTGCCAGCACCGACACGATAGCATCCGAAGACGCCTCTGCCGCCGCGAAGTCCAGCCCTGAGAATGTGGTTGCGTCATCAAGCCCTGAAACCGTGATCAAGTCGTCACGACCCTGGCCAGATCCGCCCACGATGATATAACCGTCAAGTGACGTGACCCAAACCGGCGTTGTTATTGCGCCCGTGCTGTAGCTCGTCACAGTGACGCCATCACTCACATAGTAAGCTGACCCAATAAGGATCGCCATTTGTGTGGCATTTGATGCAAAGCATACGTTTTCACTCGTGCCGACCGCGCCGATTACAGTAACAGTCGCGCCGACCACTTTGACGAGGTTGCCATTAGCCACCGCATACAAAGCAGCGTTGAACTCATAAACGCCCCGCACAGAACCAGATACATCAGCAGTTTCTATCGCCCCACCGCGCCCGATCAATGGCACCTCGGTCACACCGTCCGCAGGTCTAGCAAATAAGTTTACAAGCCGCTCGCCGCTGTAGCCACGATTGCCGCTTGATTTGGTGGCGAATGGGACAAGGGGCATTAGCTTCCGCCTCCGTTTGCGCTTCTGCTCATGGCGAAAAAGGACGCTCTGCCGGGGTCTGGGTAGCGGCGAAACTTTTTGCCAGTGCGTTGCTCGTATTCCATCGCAAACGCCTGCGCAGCGTCTGGATCAACACGCGACGGCCTACCGTCAGGCGTCCACCAAATGCTGGGGATATTCCAGAACCCGCCGTCTGGGGCTTCATTTGTTACCGTGTATTCTGTTGACAGACCGCCAAGGCCCATATCCTGCGGCACGTCTTTGGCCGGATCAAACGGGCGAATGCCCAATCCTGACAATGCGTTCTTTGTAGACTTGCCGTATCCTGCTAGCGCGTTCATTAGATAAACCGCCTCGTCGTGCCGCCCTGCGAAACTGTGCAGGTAAGAGCGGCGGGGATAGTCGTGTCAGGAACAACGGCATACGCCGCCTGTATCCTGCGGAAAAAATCGTCTGCATCGAATTGCGCAGGAAATGCAAAGTCTACCACAATACGTGACGCCAGCATGTAAACAGCGCCTTCCTCAAACTCATCAGCCAGAGGGAATGTGTCGGTTAGAGTGAGCGCCGCATGCGTGATATCAACGGCGGCAAGCGTCCAAGCAGCAAGCATCATATTCAAATCTTCTAGCGCGGGTGCCGCGTCCTCAGATGTAGCATCAGCGCCATGCCCCAAGACCTTTGCCTTACGCAGAGCCCGCTGGACGATATCAAGAACAGTTGCCATATAAACGCCCCTTGCAAAGAAAGAGACGGGGCCATTACAGCCCCGCCATGGTTTTAGTTGGTAAGGCGCAGACCCAAGCGAGGATCGAGGCACTTCACGCCGAACAGCATGTCAAAGCGCATGTTATGCTGAAGCGTGTTGCCGTCCACCCATTCGGAGCAAGAGATAGTGACCTTGTTGCCGGATTTGGTGGAAGTCTTGAGACCAGCGCCAGATGCAATCTTGAGAGGCCGCGTAACCAGCGTGAACGCTTTGGGATGCAAAAGCAAAGACTGCTTGTAACCAGTGCCGCCAGTGCCTGACTTGACCACAATGGCTGCATTGTCGGCAGGCGCTGCTGTGACCGTCTGATAAGCGCCGGACGTGATCATTGGTGGCGATACGGTCAGAGTAGATGGTCCGGTTGAGGCACCAGACGCAGCGTCGGCGGTGACAACGAACGTTTGCAAGCGCCCCGTGCTTTCCTTCGAAACGGGATTGACGGAAAACACGCCAGCAATCGTGAACACGTCGCCTTGAAGCAGAATGCCCGCCGTGCTGTTGGTCCAGCCATCCGTTACCAGCGATTGCGTCCATGTGTCTTTAGACGCCGCATAGGTCACGCCTTGAGCAGCGCCATTCACAAGCGGCGTACCAGTTGCAACACCGACCGTGTGCGTAGGAGCATGGACAGATTCATAGTTGTTGAACCCGGCATAGCGCCCGATTTCGGCCTCTTCAAATGCGGTCTTCGCTTTGCCTTGGACATAGACGCCTTTGAGGCCATCAGCGAGTTGCAGGGATGCGTTGGTGCCGTGAACCGCGAAGCGATCCGAGTTAGGGATCGCAGCGTCGGTCATAATCGCGCCACCTTCACCAAGAGCCAAGAACGTGCTCGGGACAGTGCCGGGGGTGCCGGTATGCCAGTACAAATCCTTGTAGAGGCCCGCAAGCTCTGTTTCGATCCGGTCACGCATCTTGATCACGACTGGCTTAATCACGTCTTCTTGTACGCGCTCAAAAGACAGGGTTGCATCCAGCGCGCCGACATCGACCTTGATAGAAACGGTCTTGTTCATGCTGATGGTGGTTTTGCCCTGTGTGATATCTTCGGAATACGAAGACACATCCAGGTTGTCATCTTGACCCAAATACTGCGTCGGGCGGCGAATGCTGATCGTGTCGCCGTTCATCGCAAATTCTTTGGAATAGTCGGTGTGAACCTTGTTACCCAGAACAAGCTCGTTTTCAAGTTGGCGCAGACCTTCGTTTGCGAAAACTGATGGGGTTAGAAACGTGTTGGCCATCTGATTGGCTCCTTAAAAAGTTCCGCCCTTATCCACCCACGCCCGATATTCTGAGGGACTCATATCACCGGGGTCTTTTGCCGATGATGATTTGCCTCTAACGGGTGTGATGGGATCTGGGGCTGTTGTGACTGTCTTTGGTTTCGGGGCGCTAAGTGTTGCTTCCAGCCGTCCGAGCGCGCGAGCAACGTCAATCGGTTGCATTGCTGCCATTGCATCGCCTACCGCAGGGTTTTTCCCGATGTGGTAAGCAAGCTCTGCCGCAACATCGGATTGTACGATTTGGCGAGCCATTTCCTGCGAAATCCGAACATTGTCGCTCATCGCAACTTGCTCAAAATCTGCGTATCGGCCCTTAGCTTCTGCCACTTGGTCCGCCCAGTTTTGGGCATCCTCTGCGGCCTGCTGTTGCTGGATGTGCTGGGATTGCTTGAACCGGTCTGCGGCTTCGCTCTCCAACCTTTGCGCTTCCCTGCCGTCCAGCGCCTGAACTGAATAATAGGCGCTATTGGCGGCTTGGAATTCTTCATAGTCGTCGTAATCTTCCTGCCTTGGTTTTGGCAGGGACTTCGCAGCAAGTTTGTGCTGCTCTAGCTTGGCCTCAAGATCACGCCTTGCGGCTTCGGTGGCGCGCAGTTCTTCCTGCATCCGTTCCTTAGCTTCGCGGCGACGTTCACTTCGAGATTTAGCTTTTTCCTCAGATTCGACACCGGGCTTTTCGCCGTCTGCGTCATCATCGGCGGCAACCTCAACGGGTTCGCCTTCTGTGCTTTCCGCCGCTTCCGGCGCTTCGACCTCTTCGGTCTCAGGTTGCACGATTTCTTCGACCACCACGGGGGCAGCTTCAAGATTATCGGTCATTTATGGTTTTCCTTAGAGTGGGCCAAAGCCCTGTTGTACCGCGCCTCGTAGCGCAAGCATGACTTGCTGCTGCACAATTTGTGCAATCGCGTCATTCAATTCGCCGGACATTATCGCCGTCTCGACTTGTGTTTGCTGTGCCTCAGCCTGAGATTTCGCCGCGTCGGCTTCATCCTCTGTGGCCTTAGCTGTTTTGCTGCGAATCTCTGCGCTAATCATGGCGCGCTGTATTTGTTCTTGCTCTTGCTCAGACGCCATAGCTTGTTGCTGCTGTTTCTGCATGGCCTGCTGCTCTTCCGGCGGCAAATCTTCTGGGGATATCATGCCGGGTGGCAATATCTTCTTGAGGCGCTCTGCCAGCTTGTCAGCGTCCGGCCAATCCATAGACTTGGCAATAAGATCACCAGCGACTTGACCAGCAGCAGGGAATGCCTGAACAAACTGCATCATGCTTTCGGCAGTCTCTTGACGGCGCGTGGTATAATTCGGGCCAACAGAAACGCGTACAGTATGCTTGCCGCTTGATAAGTTATTGACCGGCGTTGCCTGTGGCATCCCGTCTGGCCCGATGGTAACTTCCTGACCATTCACCCGCACCATTTTCTGGTCATCGTCGTCGCCCATGATGAGCATCATGCGGTCAGTATCGTAAACGCGCGGAATCATATCAACCATGATGCGGCCTGCGTGTTCAATGGATTTGGCGAGGTTGTCCGTATAGATCGAGGTTGAGATATCGCTTTCAAGCTGTCTCTGGCGGATAGCAATGCCAGATTGTTCATTTGATCGACCACCAAGGGCAGCGTCATAGATGCCAGTGGTTGCCTTCATATCGTCTTCGGCGCGCATCATGCCCGTCTGCCTGCCGTTCGACGCAAC